AGCGGCTCTCGCCGCTTCCCTTTCTAAGGAGTTCTCTATGCCGATGACCGAGGGTCAGACTCGCAAGTCTGAGCTTCTCGAGGAGTTTCAGGGTACTTATATGCCCTTCGGCTCCGGTACCGTGCTTGCGCACACACCTAATCGGGTTCCGAATGTGACGGAGTTCGTCCGAACTCTGGGCACTTCAGATGGGAACTTTCATGATCCTACGCCTCATTCCTACGTCATCGACGAAAGACGGGGTGGATGGGAACGTCGTTCTCAGGTTTACGGGCAGTTGGTCGACAACAGGTGGAGAACCTGGTCGGCTGATGGCACGCGCCAAGGAGTGAACGTTGCCATGGATCGGACCGTGCAATGCAAGAGAGCGCAAGAAATCTCTTCGACTTCGCGGTCTCTGGAAGCATACGCGAAGGCGCTCGGAAAGCTCACTGGGCGTGCCGGAAGCATGAATAACATCACGGTCGATCTGGCGGAAGCCGGAAAGACCAAACAGATGGTTCAAGCCTACGGTAAGTTCAATGAGCTGATCGACGACTTCTTCGATGGTATTCCCCGATTCGGGAAAGCCCATCGCTCGCCGTATGGCGGCCGCACCCCACAAGGGCGCACCGGTCCATATAGCGCGTACGCTGCTAAGGTTCTGGGCAAGGCCTGGCTCGAGCATCGGTATGGATGGATGCCTTTGGTGTACTCCATACAGGATGCTCTTGATGGCATGAGCGACCATGTCGACTCATTCTATCAAACATTGAGCTCAAGAGCCGGAATCTATGACGAAGATTCTATCGCAGTAGATGATCGGGGGTCCTTCAATGGGCTCCCCAACTACCTCGGTACCGTGCACTGGCAGTCTACGACTACTCACCACTCATCGAGTGAGCATCGTTGCCAGTTGACCGTGCGGCTTAAGCCTGCATCGAATCCCTTCGATGCTTATTCGTCATTCGACCCCGCGATGGTTGCGTGGGAACTGGTGCCTTTCTCTTGGATGGTCGACTGGATGGTCGACATATCGGGCTGGTTGACGTCGATCGAAACTGCGCTGCTTCTCAGCAGCAGGTTTCACGACGGTTATCGGACCTTCACATCCAGGATGGTGGAATTCCGTTCGTACCGCCTGACTGAAGAAGTCAGGTCACGAGCGGGCCTACCCTACGCCTCAGGCCTTGACAGCCTGATGGTTGAGCAGTTGGCGCCAGCTGTCATCGGAAAAACCAAGAACCGTCAGCCTTTGGCGACAGTTCCATTTCCGGCTATGCCGGCGATGAAGCTGAAACTGAATGCAAAGCGAGTCACCGACCTAGCAGCCTTGGCTGCAGGATCGTTCGACTCGCATATGCGACGGATAATGCGTTAGCATTACTCATCCCAACCCTACTCATGGAGAGCTTAAATGCCTGCCATTTCCAGCATTACCATCAACGATGGTAAGGCGACTCCTGTCGCCGTCACTTTGACCCCTGTGGGCCGGGACAGCAAGACCGGCGTGTTCTTCCACCGTCAGACAACTCCGACGGTTACGAACATGCTGGCCGCTGCCCAGCTCGGTACGAAGGACTCCCGCCAGCTCATTCGCAAGGGCAAGAACTTGCCCTCCGATCGCTCGCTGTCCTTCTCGCTGCAGCTTCCGACGGTCGAGTCGTTGTCCGTTTCCGACAGTGGTATGGTGCCTGCACCCACCCTGGCGTACGTGGACAGCGTCATGGTTGTGTTCACGCTCTCCGAGCGTGCAACCAGCCAAGAGCGGAAGGACCTCCGTGTTCTCCTTCGCAACTTCCTGGATTCGTCCATGGCGGTCGCGATGGTGGATAACGGCGAGTCCCTCTACTCTGCCTGACCAATCACCTGCTTAAACCTTTCAGGTTTGTAGGTAACTCCTTCCATAAAGGAAAATTATGCCGAAGACACGGCGTATGGAGCCTGTGGAGATCGTCTTTCAGGCGATCTGCCGCGGGGTCGGAAGTCGCTATGCACTCGGGTGTGCAAAGAAGCACGCGGAGCGTGGCCTGGTTGCTCTCAAAGAGTACCAGGCCCCGTTCCACCCGAGCTGCTATCGCAGCCATGCTACTTTCGCTGGTGACTATCTGGTCACCCACTACCTGCGAAAGTATGACTCGGAATCTGCCCTGGGTTCAGTCCCTAGCGCTGAACTGGAACACCAGTGCTGGGCAGATTTCGTTAAGTCTGAGCGTCATAATGCGGATACCAACGCGCGTATGGCCTTTGGCAGTCTCGGAACCGCTGAAGAGCTGATTTTCTCAGCTCGGCGAAAAATCGAGACTATCTTGGGGCCATTCCGCACTGGTCGCCGCCAGGCGCTTGCACTCTGCGACTGGGGTCCGGGATCGACCTTCTCGCTTTCAGCGAAAGAGGCCACCCGTGACGAAAAAGTTCTTGAGAGGCAGCTTTCTGTCACTCGATCTGCGCTGCCCTACCTGCAGTGGGTAGTTGGCACAGACCCTCACTGGTTTCGCGCCCGTACTGGGCGTTTCCCTGAGGGTCCGTTCTCCTGGGTCCGTGATGAGTTTCTCGTCGTTCGCGGCGAGCGGTTCTCTACGGTCCCTAAGAGATTTGACACACGCAGATCGATATCAATCCAGCCGACTGGTAACCTATTCCTCCAAAAGGGGTGTGGTGCTTACATCAGGAAGCGGTTGAAATTCCACTGTGGGATTGATCTTGACGATCAGTCCTTCAACCAAGGCGCTGCAGCAGTGGCTCATAAGGCCGCGCTAGCAACCCTTGATCTGAAAGATGCTAGCAATAGCATCTCACGTGGACTCGTCGAACTTCTCTTGCCGTCCGACTGGCTTTCGTTTCTCGATGACCTCCGTTGTCGAGAGATTAAAGGGCTAGACGGAGAGTGGCGGCGGCTCGAAATGTTCTCAGCCATGGGAAATGGCTTCACATTCGAGCTTGAGACCTTGATTTTCTGGTCCCTCGCTTCCGCGATGGCCGACGCCTACGACCCGGGCTCACAAGTCCTGGTTTATGGCGACGACATCGTGGTATCGAGGCACGTCGGCGAGCGCCTTTTAGGCGCTTTCCCGAACGTGGGCTTCCGCGTCAATACTGATAAGACGTTCATTCGCGGCTCTTTCTTCGAGAGCTGCGGTGGCCACTATTATGATGGCCATGACGTCACACCGGTGTCGCAGAAGACTAAACCGGAAACCGTCCGAGACTGGATCTCTGCGCATAACCGCCTTCACAGGTGGGCTGTACGCATGGATTGTCTCGAAAGCATGAGCGAAGCCTTACGGCTTCTCTCGAGCTATGCGCGTCTGGCGTACGCCCGCGAGTTCGTCTTCCGACGTAATTCACGTGGCATGCGCACTCTGCGCGACGGCCTCAAGCCTGGGTTCTCACGTCTTCCCAGTCACCTTGACTTGGGAGATGACGAGACGCTTATCGACCTAGACGTCCGCTTGCGGACTGACGGTAATCGAGCGTTTACTCGTCCGAGGAGAATCCTAGTTCGGCCCGTCACCCGTGAGGGTGATGGTGCAGCACTGCTGGCTGACTGGCTCCGTAGGAATGCGGGGCGTAGTCGGTCTGTTAGTGCTGACCCGACCTATGGACTCGTGTCACCACGAGGCCACAGTAGGGTTGTGATGTCTTGCTCCCATGCTGTTGCGTGGTTGCAGGACCTGCCTCACTAGGGACCTGCATCTTCCCTAGTCCCGGTAACCCGGGTGGAGGAGGG